AGACCGACTTCCAGACCAAATGTCAAGTCACCGCGCGTCGAGTGTAGGAAAAGCCGCTATGGCATCTAGGACGGCTTGTGGGAGGTTGTCTCCGCAGACGTAGCGGATATGCCACGCTTCAGCGTTAGCACCGTTTTTGACTTCCCATGAGAACCCAAACTTTAAGGCGTTGCTGGTGGATAATCCGTCGCCTAGTAACCATTCGATTCGTTTGCCTGAAGCGGACGCGACATCTATCGCGAGTCCCCAGCCGTGATTGCTTGTACCGGGTGTGCCTGCTGGGGCAAAACCTTGTTTCAGAAACCAGACTTGACCGTTGTATTTGCGGGTCACTTGGGGTTTACGAAAGTTGGGTTTGGCTTCGTACCGTTCATTAAACAGGGCCACCTGTTGGGTTAGTGGGCGGTACGCGCCGACATGCTTGAGTTCTATTCCGTCAAAGTACGCGGCGAGCTGTAACGCGTTCCATGCGGTGGCCGCAAGGCTGTGCAGTTTGCCGTTGGGTGCTTTAATGTCGCGTAGTAAGGCTGGTTTAATCTCGCCGTTTTTTTGACCTTCTAGGTCTGACGGCATGATGATGGGTAGTACCGGGTAGTCAGTCATCTTGTTTTTCTCCCTTGTCCTTCAAATTATTGGCTGCGAGCAATCCCGTCAATGCCCCAGCGAGAACCAACATTACGCTCGAGAGGGTCTCCCACGCTTTGGAGTCGTTAGGCGACACTTCCAAGGGCTGTACGACAAACGCGAGCGAGTACAGGATCATGCCGACTGACATGATAAAAGTGAGTGATAGAGCGACTCCGACCATGAGTACTAGGCGCGCTTTGATCTCGGAGTTGGTGTATTTCTTCACGGTGTAGTCGCTCCTGTTGAGGTGTCACATCTGGGCGCTGTGGGTTGGGTTTCGCAGGTGTGTCGAGTGCGGTCGGTGCATCCTGTGACGACGAACATGAGCACGATGGCAAGAGCTGCGATCACGGCGAGCGTTTTCACGGTGTATCAGGGAAATCGGCTTCGGGGCCTGCGGTCCATGATGCAGGGAAGTCTCGCAATGCTTGGCGGTAGGTCGCCCATGCTTGTTGGTCTACTGGTGCGTCTGCGACTTGTGTCCAGTCCGACTCGACTAGCAAGCGGTCACGCTGGATTCGCATACGGCTTGTAAGGATGTCTGTGTCGTCTGTTGGGTCAAGCCCGATTTCGTTTAAGTTCATGGTTATGCAGCCTCGTAAAATAGTGTTCCAGTAAGGCGATATCCGTTGCCTGCTGGATATGCGTTGTTGTAAGTAAAAATGTCAACTTGTGTTGTCGTAGTAAGCATGTTTTGCAACATGTTTCCAGTCACATTTGTTTCACGGCCTGCACCGACACAAAAGAAATTTGTGCCTGTTGCAATGGCTGTAATTGGCAAAGTCAGTCGGACATAAGTTCCGCCTGTGCCATTGGTTGTTATTGCAACATCGTATTTGCACATGACAATTTTATTGATTCTTGCGTATCTACAGGTGACTGTGCCGACCGTAGTAATCGTGCCAGTTCCTGCGGTGACGGTAGGTGTCCATGTTTCCCATGCGGCCCCGATCGTGTTAAGCGTCGCACTGGTCAACACCTGCCCCGCCGATGTTCCTGCTACCCATTGTGTCGCCATAATGTTTTCTCCTTTACCAGCCGAGACGACTGGTGTCTAGTATTCCATCAACTGAACTGTCAAGTATGAACGCACTCCAGTTGTACCAAGGTTTTGTTCTTAACGAAACAATCATGTCCTCAGGCGTACCGCTAATAGTACGTCCAGTAATAATGTTTTGAGTTGTTACTGTCGTTGTTGTGCCGACAGGCTTGTATTTGAGTTCTAAGCGTTCCCAAATACCTTTCTCCATGTCAAGCAAGTTTTTAAACTCTTCAGCAACATTTGTGTCATTAAGACTTTTAATTTGAGACAATTTAACTTGAATGTTTGTTGGCACATATTCAATAGTGTTCCAACGGTTACCGAGAGCTGCGGTCTGGTAATTTTGACCTACAGTTGACGTCAACAATTGCGGCCATTGAAGAACACGAGTACCAAACACACTTGCATTAGCACCATTGCTGACAACGACTGTTCCTGAACCAGTTGTGGTTTGTGCATCTGTCGCAAAGTCCGCTCGAACGAACGCTGCAGTCAAAACTTGAAACGGCATAGAACCTGTCACTGGCGTAATGTCAGATCCGTACATGAAATACGGACCGTAAATCTCAAACTTGTCTTTGTATGGTGTCTCATACAAGATTACTGAGTCGTAGGTGTAGGGGCCACCGATGCCGAGTTGTTTACCAAGTACTGGCCATGAAATGGAACCTGATGATGGAATGTGACGACTGCTAAAAAGGTCGGACACTGAACCGGGTGTAGGCGAACCTGAGTATTGTGTTGCGCTTCCAGTGCTGACACCGATGCTTCGAAACCTTGCCGATGCTGACGCTTCACCAAGAACGGGAAACTGAGTGTTTGATAACACCTGAGCAATTTTGGTTGGCATTGTTTCAAGGGATGTAATGCCAACGATGTCGGTCCGAGTGTTTGCGGCCATTTGGAAAGCGTCAACACAAGTAAAGGACGCTCTGCTGTCTTTGTACCCTGAATCAATAGAGAAGTCGGTACAAATACCGTCAAACAAATAGGTTGTGCTTCCGTCTATGATCATTCTGAGCGTAAATTTTGACCCAAACCAGTTTGTTGATGCGTAAGTTCCGCCAGCATTTGGTGTGAAAGCGTTGTCAAAGTTTTTTACTGTGAACGTTGCGGACGCTTGACCCATCGTAAAGATTCCGCAGTCAAGATCGGTAGTAAACGATAGGAGTGTGGAGGTTAAGTCAATGTAACCAGCGGTAGATGTTGTTACATCTAGATAAGTGTCGTATGTGATTGGTGAAGCCATGTCAGCCTCGGAACGCTGTGCTGTTGACTGTGATTGGTAACGCTCCACGGTCACGAACGTACTGCTGGAGAGCCGCAACGACAGCGTTTGGATCAGCACTTGAAACATTGACCGTGATGCTGGTGCTACCACCTAGCGCATTGTTGGGGGTGATACTTCCAGACGTACCCGGTGTAAACAATTCAGGTCCGCGCTCACCAACAAGATAAGTCGAGCCACCAGCCACAGGACCGCCGAGGGCTCTCGCTCCACGGAACCGCATCGCGTCAACAGCTGCAGTATTGCCACCCGCTTTTACATACTCAATCAAATCAATAGCGGCTTCAAGGTCGCCAGTATCAACAAGAATTTTCAAACGGTTCGCTTCGCTGTTAGACAATTTCACACTGCCCGCCAGTTCAATAACTCGAAGTTGTGCGTCCCTCAAACCTTGCTCATATTCGGCTAACGCACCGTCAGCACCTTGGAACGCTTCAACGGCTTTTTCTTTTAGATCGTTGAGCATTGTTTTAGCGTCAGCGACTGCGGATTCAAATTGGAGTTGACCTTTTAGGTCGGCAAAAGCCGTGTCAGCATAATTTACTGCATCGGTCAAATCGTCAACTTCTTCAGCCAAATCCCTAGTGGGAGATTCAGCATTAAATATGCCCTGCGCGTATTTGTAGACGGATTCTGTAGTGACGTCCACTTCGCCATACAAATCTTTAAACGCTTTGTACGGGCCCTTTTGAATGACATTTGCAAAAATGACTGATGCGTCAATTACATGGCCGAACCATGTGCCACCACCGGGTGCTTCCGCCCCAGCAAAATCGGTGGCGATTTCCAAAAGATCTGCTAATGCGGGAACTAAAGTTTCGCCTATTTCAAGCGCAAGATCTTCCATGACATCTTTTAGATTGTCTTGGGCTTCACGGAACTCTTTTGCTTTACGCACTTCTGATTCGTCAATAATTTTGGCATCGGAAACACTGTCAAGAGATGCTTTGAGATCGTCGGCACCTAACTCAATAAGTTCGGCCATGCCCTGCCAGCCTTTACCGAGGAGCTGCGCCGCAACTCTGGCTTTTTCTGCTGGGTCTTTAATGTCTTTGATTCGTTGAATGGTGTTTAGGAATGTTTCGTTGACGTCTAATGATCCGTCGTTCAAGTAAACAAGGTCAACGCCAAGGTCACGAACTTTGTCAGGATCGGCACCAATTGTGCGGTTAAGTCGACCAATCGCGCCTTCTAAAGCGTCAACAGGTACACCGATATCTCCTGCTGCTTCCATGAACTTGGATGCATCTTCAACAGTAAGCCCTGTGGCGTCACTGAACTTGCCTGCGGCGAGTGCAAGGTCTTGAAAGTCTCCAACAGCCTTGATAGCAAATCCTGCAATTGCTGACCCTGCGACCATTGCAAGGTTGCCCGCGTTTGCTTTGACTGAATCTAAAGCGACTTTTGAGCCAGCCTTAAATTTGCCCATGCCACCTTCAGCGTTATTGACAGCAGTCTTGAAATCACCAAAAGCGGCTTTAGCGTTTTTGATGCCCGTATCTTCAAGGCTGGTGATGATCGGAATGTTGATTGCCATTAGCGAATCCTTGCCATCTCTCGGTTTGCTTCGAGCACCACGGCCTTGATCGTGGAGTCCATTTCTCGTTCAATCATAGACAACGAGTCCGCTGCTTTCGCCCACATGAAACGCGACGGCGCACCGGGTAACAAACTGGCAAACATAGGACGCTGATATTTCGGTTCACGCTTAGACACTGTGCCTCCGCCTTTACCAGCCATGTCTACAATCGCCACAGGCGCGCCCTTAGTCGTAATTCGGACAATGTTGACAGGGACACTCATACGGGGCTCGTTGAGGTTCCTGCGGGGCTTACGGCTGTCAATCTTGATCACCGAGTTCTTGCGCTTACTCCACCCGGTACGACCGTTGTGAGCCATTCCAGACAGCGGAGGCGACGACGGAATCGACTGGTTAATCTCAGCCAGCAACGGTTTCAAAATGTTGCGGATGTCTTTGTTCAATTCACGCTTCAAAGCAGGGTTAATTTTGCCGAGTTCTCTCAGCGTTTCGCCCACACCTTTCACCTGAATTGTCATCGCTTGCTCTCGTTCTGCTC